CGGGTTATCACTTTTTCACGAAAGTGCAGTTGCCAAATTAACTACTGGTTGTGTACCAACCTTAAGGCCCGTAGCTTGTTTAACCCTAATCGGCGAAGGGGGGTTTTACGCGCGGCGTGTCCAAACGCTATTTTGCTCGCGCGCCAACAATGGATTAGGTGTCATGCTCAACCAGTACGTCCAATACTGGGTGTGACATGAGACCTGTGATTGAGTCAATGTTGGACATGTAACTCTTTACACTGTCGATATCCGAATCACTGATACCGTACAGTTTACGAAGTTGAGCATACGTGTCTTTGTTGGGTTTGTGTTCCTTACTCACATGAAACTTATGTTCATCTGAGCGACACTTGGCCGACACGCCTCTCAACTTCGCGAGGCAGTGGTTAACATAATGATTGGCTATAGGTACATGTGCGACATCTTGTTTTGCACCAACAAGGACACCTTTTAGCCACTTCATAGGGTCATTCTGCACGTTTGTGGAGTATCCGATCTTGGCCATGAAACGTCCTGGTTTCGGTCCGTAAACCCTGCCATCTTCGGTATTCCAAAAATAGCCTGAACAGAATTCAACCAGGTCTGGATCATCATGAACCTTGACCTTAGCGTCTAGCCCCAAGAGACTAAAGCACTCGGCAACTCGCACGGCATCGATCTTGCAAGGGACCGCTGCCGCTTGGTCGTCACCCAAAACGATCATGCGGTAATTGTCAATGCCCAACCAGCTCAATACTGTGTGTAGAGAGCCAGCTGTCAACATTGAATTTCCGCACGATGTGTTCGGGTCACCGGAACAGCGTGTACCTTCCACACGGTACCTATGTCCATGGGATGACACCCCGCGGACCACTAACTGCTCCTCCAATACGAGTTTGACCCACCTACCAGCGCCGCGACAGCCATACACCATTTGTTCGACTTCTAACGCACGTTTGCAAAGACTTGCATCGTAACGCGAAAAATCGACCTCGACATAGTATTTATAACCCATGCCTACGGTAATGTCCATCCACCGGCCTATTTCCTCCGAGTTTAAACCAGAGGCATAGGTGATGTCATTCTCCACATTCCACACAGATGCGAGCCACTTACCGAACGCAAACATCCAAGGGCCAAGCAACGAGTTAGCTAAATCGCCAACCCCTTGAATCACCCTGGGGTCAAAATCGTCGACCCCAAGAACGTTTGATTTCAAAAGTTTCTCGCGTTTGATGAACGTCTTGCGCACACACGCTTTCTTAACCTCCCCAACATCTGGGCAGGCAGAAAACATGTCTAAAGCACGTTGTTGGGCATGTTGCCGATTCTTAGGGAATCGACTGTTCCATGCTTCAAACGACACAGCCTTGACAACCCTCATCGGCAACAAGACTGTATTAAGACATTCACCAACATTGTCCCATAGTTCCACACGCGGTTCAAGCTTACAATTGAGTGCACGGTGAATAATCGCCCTCTCCTCATTAATGGCAGTATCGCAACTCACTACCGGGATACAGGACGCAATTCCCTGACCAATAAGATGAGCACCCTTACGGCGCTCCTTCCTCCAACCGTAGCTGAAGGTGAAACTAGCATTCATCTTACTAGCAGGAGTCTTAGTGGACCTGACAGACTCGTAACCTGGCAACACAATCGTGCTACCAACAGGCCCCCCAAGTGCCAGACTACCGTGGTTGTTTGCCTGAGCAGTCATGAGGTTGTTCTGGGTACTGTTTGCCCGGCGAAAGCCGCCCAAACCGTACAACAAGCCCCAGAACCAAGATACCCTCACAGGTCTTAATTCCAGAAGCGTGTCATGAGCTTCACCGTAACGGTCAACCTCAGCCAAGACACTATTAAGGATGGATATCTCCACCTTCATGTCCGCCACAAACCCTAACATCGTTCCAAAAAGAATGATATCGGGCTTGTCAACTAAGGGTATCGCATCATCTCTCAACACGAACTCCTTGACCTTGCGGGCGGTTGCCTGCAGAGTCTCTGGATTACGTGGCAAGAGGAGACTTGACATCCTCGCGTGTGCCACCACGCGCTTGGGAATCTCGACATCTCTACTTCCCTCGCGCACTACTACTACTCGACCCCAAGGTAGAATCTTGCAATTGAGTAGGGATACAACCCCTTTCACTGGCACCTCATCAAACGCCACGGTGCCGCTGGTGTACACACTCTCGTCCGTCAAAGTGGCCGACAAAGGTACAGGGTCCGATGGGACTTCAAAATCCATCCGCTCAAAAGAGTAAATGATCGAC